AACTTCACCTACGACGACTGCCCGACGGTAGCGGCGTGGTCCCTCGATCGCGAGCCGATGCTCCGCGGCCTGCTCGGCCCGTTCGGGAGCGGCAAGAGCAGCGGCTGCATCATGGAGCTGCTCAACCTCGCGAACCTGCAAGCGCCCCAGCAGGACGGCATCAAGCGGGCGAGGTTCGCGATCATCCGGAACACGTATGTCGAGCTGAAGGACACCACGATCCGGACGGTGCTGGAGTGGATGCCTGAGCCGGAGTTCGGCAAGTTCCACTGGACGGATCACAACTATCCGGTGATCGGCATCCCCGGCATCGAGATGGAGCTGATGTTCCGCGCTCTCGACCGGCCCGAACAAGTCAAGAACCTCCTCTCGCTCGAACTGACCGCGGCGTGGGTCAACGAAGCGAAGGAGATCCCGTGGGCCATCATCGAAGCGCTCACAGGCCGCGTCGGCAGGTACCCGAGCAGGAACCGCGGCGGGTGCAACTACCCGTGTATCATCATGGATACGAATCCGCCGGATGATTCGACGTGGTGGTACAAGAAGTTCGAGGAAGAGCGCGGCACCCCGGCATATCAGGACCGAGTGCTCTACAAGCAGCCCAGCGGCCTCTCACCGGATGCGGAGAATGTACGTAACCTTCCACCCAGGTACTACGAGCGCTTGGCATCGAATATGTCGACCGAGGCAGCGAAGGTGTACGTTCATGGAGAGTACGGATTCCTCGTCGACGGCAAACCGGTCTATGGAGACTACGTTGACTCGATTCACTGTACAGAGTTTGCTGACCCGACCCGCGTGGACCGGCTCTATCGAGGATGGGATTTCGGCCTTACCCCAGCCTGCGTGCTCAGTGCGCTTGTTGAAGGACAGTGGCGTACTTTTCACGAGTTCGTTGCTGATGGCAGCGCTTCCCTGGACTTCCGAACATTCGCCGAAGGCGTCCTCGACGAGCAGGACCGTCTCTATCCCTGGATCCGCCAATCCAAGATCCCGATAGACGACATCGGCGACCCCTCCGGTGTCGCACGCAGCGCTGCAAGTGCCGCTTCCGACGAAGCGACCTGCTTCGACATCGCAGCCGGTCTCGGCATCAGCATGCAGGGCGGCGATCAGTCGCTGAAGCTGCGGATCGACAGCGTCGCGTACCCGCTCAAGCAGATCCGGGCGGGCAAGCCGCTCCTGCTGATCCATCCGCGCTGCAAGATGCTCAGACGCGGCTACCAGGGGAAGTATCAGTACCGCCGGCTCAAGGTCGCAGGGATCGATAATCGATACCATGAACTGCCGGACAAGAACGAATACAGCCACGTCCACGACGCGAACCAGTACATCGCCGCAAGGCTCTTCAGCGGCCTGCTGAAGAGCCAGGACGAGCGGAACAAGGACTGGAAACGCCCGGTCAAGTACCCGAAACTGTCGATCAAGTGACAAACCACCATACATCGGCGTAGAATTCGGCCCCATTACCCAGGCCCACCCAAGCCCGACCTCGCCCGAAACAGGAAGTACCCATGAGCATGCAGCTCGCTCGCGATCTCAAGGAACTGACCAAACGCCATGTCGCGTTCGTTCTCTGGGCCACTGCCCAGATAGCGGCTCAGGACCGTCGAGTGATCGAGCTGGATGCCCGACTTTCAGCGATCAGGTCGAGGCCGGCAGATGCCCCAGCAGTCCAGTCCCAGCAGCACGCGGAAGGCCCGGCGCAAAGCCCAGCCGATGACGGAAAGCCGATTGCTCTCGGCGATCGACTACAGGGAAAGCCGCAGCGAGGCCGGTGACCTCTTCGAGGAAGAGCAGAGGAAGGCGCTGAGGTACTACTTCGGCGAGCCCATCGGGGGCGAAGATCCCGACCGATCCCAGATCGTGATGCGGGAGGTCTACTCGGTCATCGAGTGGATCAAGCCGATGCTGATGAAGGTGTTCTTTGGCAGCAAGCGGGTGCTGCAGTTCACCCCGAACAGCGGCGAGGATGTCGCCCAGGCCGAGCAGGAGACCGACTACGTCAATCACATCGTGACGAGCAAGAACGACGGGTTCCTGCTCTTCATGACGTGGTTCAACGACGCGCTGCTGCTGAAGAACGGCTACACACTCGCTTATTGGGACGAGCGGGTCGATGTCACCGAGAGCACCTACGAGGACGTGACCGAGGACGTGCTCTCGCTGCTGATCGGCGAGAAGGACATCGAGATCCTCGAAGCCGAGAAAACCGGCTTCGACGAGGAGCTGGCGACGGTGCTCTACAAGGTGCGGCTGCGCGAGTCGGCGACCAAGGGGCAGGTCAAGATCCGGGCGATTCCGCCCGAGAGCGTGCGCGTCGAGGGCCGGCACGACAGCGTGAGCCTGAAGGATGCGAAGTACGTCCGCTACAGCGAGACGATGACGATCTCCGAGCTGCGCGAGCAGGGCTTCGATGTCGATGACGACGTGTCGGACGACACCGAGGACGACAAGCGCAACGATCTGGACCTGATCCGCCGGCAGGACACGCATCGGTGGGAGGACTGGGGCGCGGATCGCGACGATCCGGACCCGGCGAGCCGCGAAGTGGAGGTGCAGACCTGCTGGATTCGGGTCGATTTCGACGGCGACGGCGTCTCCGAGCTGCGCCGGGTGATCCGGGTCGGCAAGGAGATCCTCTACAACGAGACCGACGATGCGATCGGGCTCGTGAGCCTGACGCCCACCGTGATCAGCCACCGGCATCACGGCATGTCGATCGCCGACGCGGTGATGGACATCCAGGAAGTGAAAACGATGCTCGTTCGCGGGTACATCGACAACATCTTCCTCGCGAACAACGGCCGGTACTTCGTCGATGACCAGCGCGTCAATCTGGACGACATGCTCGTCAGCCGGCCCGGCGGCATCGTGCGGGTTCGAGGGGGCGTCTCGAACGCCATGCAGCCCTTCCAGCACCCCGTGCTGGGTTCGACGGTCGTCCAGGCGATCGAGTACATGGACAACGTGCTGGAGAACCGCACGGGGGCGTCCCCGCGGGTGCTGCAGGGCCAGACGTTCGACGGGAACTCGATCAACAAGACAGCGACCGGCATCAACCAGATCATGTCGAGCGTCATGGCTCGAATCGAGCTGATCGCCCGCATCTTCGCTGAGACGGGCGTGCAGGACCTCTACCGGATCGTCCACAAGCTGAGCCAGCAGCATGCGCGGCAGAAGGACATCTTCAAGCTGCGCGACAAGTTCGTCGAGGTCGACCCGCGGTCCTGGGAGACGCGGGAAGCGATGACGGTCGACGCGGGGCTCGGCACCGGCAACATCCAAGAGCAGATCCAGGCGCTGCAGATGCTCGTGCAGGCGCAGATGGGCATGGTGCAGATGGGGCTCGCGACGCCTGCGAACGTCTACAACGCGCTCGCGAAGTTGACCGAGCTGATGGGCTTCAAGGACGTGGACTCGTTCTGGCAGCGGCCACAGCAGGGCGCGATGCCGCCCCAGCCGGGACAGGCCGAGGCGCAGGCCGCGCAGCAGGAAGCGGCGATGAAGGCGCAGGCCGAGCAGGCGAAGCTGGGGCTGGACGCCGCGGACCGGAAGGTGCGAGCCCAGATCGAGATGCGGAAGCTCGACATCGCCCAGCAGGAAGCCGCGGCGAAGAACGACCTCGAAGCGTCCAAGTCCTACACCGAGAACCTGCTCAAGCTCGTCATGGCGCAGATGCAGAGCGACGACGGGAAGGTCACGGCCGGGCTGGAGCTGTCCGACGACGTGAAGTCGGACAAGCAGGTCGCCGAAGAGAACGAAATGAAGCAGATGATGCAGGCGCTGCTCGCGAAGAGCGGCGAGACGAAACCCCGGCGCGTTCGGCACGTCTACGACGATGCCGGGCGGATCGTCGAATCCATTGCGGAGTGAACTGTGGCCAACCTTTCCAGAAACGTCGCGTCGAGTGATGACGCAGAAGCCATCACGGCGAGCGACACCGTGGTGTTCACCAAGGCGAGGGTTACGCGAGGCGTCTACGTCGGCGTCGGCGGCAACGTCGTCGCGCTGATCGGCGGCTCGGCGATCACGTTCTCGAACGTGCCGACGGGCATGATCTTGCCCATCTCCTGCACCCGGATCAACAGCACGAGCACGACGGCGACCAACATGGTCGCGTTGTTCTGAGCATGAACCTCGGTCTCGGTCTCGCGCTGCC